CGTCAGTGTCGATATCAACCTCTTGTTGAGGTTTGTTTTCTTCTGCCATTTTACCCTCCTAGTAATGGTGCAAAATATCAGAAGGATTAGATATGGTAGCGATGATTTCATCATCGTTTAAGATCCGCACTTCTCCCCCGTCAATTTTGAATCGAGAGCCTGCGTATCTTCCGAAGATAACCCAATCTTTTTCAGCGCACCATTTACCTAAAGGAAATTTTTCTTTGTCTCTATAACAAAGATTTCCCTGTTTAAGTACAAGGCCAACAACTGTTGTAAGTTGGATTGTTTCTTGCGTTTGTTCACTAAGATATAAACCACCTTTGGTCTTTGTAGGACCACTATACGGAAGAATTAACATTCTATAACCCGTAGGTGTAGGTAGTCTATCTAATAGTGATTTATCAATTGCTTTTTCGTCTAAGACTTTTTTGACTTCAGCTTCATCTTTGTAAGCTTTTTTCAATGTCTCAGTCCGTTTCGGTTGCTCCGTGGACTCTGTCATTTTTATTGCTCCTGTTTTTTAAGCAAGTCTATTATGTCTTGCTGCAAGTCATCAAGTGACTTGATCTGTCCTCTAATATAGTAAAGGTCATTAACATTGTCAACATCTCTAACCAAAGTTTCTTTTAGACGTTCTTTTCGTCTATGAATCAAGTTTTTGATTACATCATTTGATGCTGTATCAATCGCCATTTTTCTCCATAAGTAATTTTAATCTTCCCGATTCTGCTACTTTAAATCCGTATTCTTCCATAACATTTTTAATTAAATCCATTTTATATGTTATCCAATCATCAAAAACAATTCTGCATTTAGGAGCTGCTTTATTAGCAAACCAAACAGCTTCAGTCAGAACATCTTTTGTTGTATGAGGTCCATCGAGCATAACAAAAGCAAATTTAGAATTATCGTAAGCATGATGTTTCATAAATTCAGTATCTGTAACGTTATGGAAACAAAATTTACCAGAATCGAAGTATGTCTTGAAATCATTAATCATTTCATCTCTCATACTATTAGGATAAGTGGGTGAAATACCGTCTTTGTGTTTTATTCCGCTATCTTTATCAAAATGTTCGTAAACCCTATCACCATAAGGATCGACACCAATATGCATAAAATTATTTATTAGATTGTCCATGGCAATTTTTGAACTCTTGCCTTTTCTTACTCCAATCTCACAAGAATAATATCCTTGGCAATCAAAATCTTTTGTCCATTTTTCAAATAAGTTGTATTCTTCTGAATCACCTTCTATCATAAGAAGTCTTTAACAGTTATAAACTTAAAAGCAACTTATTTTTTACCGTTACGGAAGATCTGTGTACCTTTTATACCAAAAATGCTCGCCACGACAAGAATCCATAAATTTGTGAACCAGCTTGGAAGCGATTGGAAATGGTCGAAAAATAATTTTACCTTGTCCATTGCAGTTGGGTCATCAGATACGACTGCCCAAGCAAGCACAGCTATAGGCGCGCTTAATATAAGCAATACGAATTCGTCTTTCCAGTCCGATTGCCTAGCTTCAAGAAGTTTGCCTTGATATGCTTCTTCTCCCCGAGCTTGTCTCTCGGCATGTAATAGTTGTGCCTCTGACATAGCCATTTTAGCTTTTTGTCTATTAGCGTAGATTTTAGATCCCGCTTGTACTGCAACTTTAAGTGCGCTTAACCACATAATTTATTATACCTCTTTCCACCAAAAAATTAAAGTCTTTCTATCTCTTTTAAAAACCTTGTTAGTTCCATGCTTTATAGCATGTCCATCAAAAAAAGTTAACATACCCTGTTTTGGTTTTAATATCAAACCCCCATCAGTAATAAACTCTCCACCCTCAAAGTCATCGTTTAGATAAATTAAACTATTATATTGGGTGTTCTCCCTCCCGCTATGATTATGTTTATGAAGTTTGCTAAAACTGTTAATATGCCAGTTCTGTGTCTGTGCTTGGTGTAATGTAATATTAATATCGATGTTTTTTCTTAAAAAATCTTTAACTAAATCACCTATTGGGTCTTTTGTTATGTCTTGAGTTCTCTCTTCAAAAGGTAGATTATTTTCTTTATACCCAATATCTTTAATAGTTTTTAAATAATGTTCACAAACTTCTTTTCTTAAAAAGTTTTCAAAAACATAAACAATATCATTTTGAAGTTTCATTTTTTAATATTAATTCAAGTTTTTTATATTTTTCCCTACCATTTGCATCTTCACAATATTTTTTTAAAACTTCATCTATCTTACCTTTTCTTCTCGCACTTAAATAATTATATATTTTAAAGTAAATATTCACTGCAGATTTGCCTCTAGCTCTCCATCTCCAACTATCTAAATGATGATCTTGTCTAGGTTTAATATACACTACTGAACCTGTGTTAAAAAATTTAAATATTCTATCAATCACATCTTTGTCTGTCATTTCAACAGATACAGAAGGTATTGAATAATTTTTTTTAGTTTTTTCGTAAGAGATATAACCTTCTCCATCAATAATACCTGCAAAATATGCTTCTTGATTAGATTGTCTTTTTTCTTTTATTGGAAACTTTAATACCTTGCGGGTTTGGTCCTCTTTTAGGTGGTGGTCCAAATCTTTTTCCACCACTAAGACCTTTTCTTTTTTCTCGACTTCTTTTCGACATTTTTTATCTTACCTTTATTCTTTGTTGCGTAAAAAACTTGCTCGCCTTTCTTAGGTCCGTACGTAGCTTTCATGGATTTCATTATATCTTTGCCTTTTTTATTTAATGGCATAAGTAAAACCACCCTTTTTATATGTAATAACTCCACCTTTTTTCTTTTTAATATTTTTAGACATAAAATCTTTAACACTCTCAGATATATTTTTTCTTATTTGTCTCATTTGTTGTTTAGATGCCATAGGAACTTGCATAACCTTTTCATCCTTTTGCATAAATTTACCTACGGTTTTTCCGCTTCCTTTATCCATTTTTAAAAGTTTATCTGATTCTTTTTTTGTAATTTTTTTAGCACCTTTTTTAATTGCAGCCTTAATCTTACTCTCAACGGACGTAAATAAAATTTTTCCACCAGGTAATAACAATCTAATCATTATTTTTTCTCCAATTTTCTCTCTGCAATATCCAATCTCTTGTCAGACTGCTCATCTTGTTGAGCTAATCTATTATACTCGAGATCTAATTTGTTAGCTTGTCTTTGATTTTCTTGATCTTGTTTGAATTTTGTCTCTTCAGCTTTTCTTTGCATGTCCATAGCTCTTAAATCAACTTCTTGTTGTTTAATTCTTACCAATGGGTCTTGTTTAGCTTTGTTAGCTTCCATTTCACCCGCAACTAAATCAGATGTAATTTCTGCAACTGCTGTTGCTACAGAATTATCGAAAGCAATTTGGAAAGATTGTGGGTCTTCTTGTTGTAATCTTGCCATATTAGGGTCTTGCATCATTTGTTCTGTAACTTCTTTTCTTGCTTTAAAAGAAATATGGTCAGAAACGTGTGATTGTAACAAAGCATAAACTTGAGGATTGATTTGAACCATTCTAGATTCCATAAATGCTGTATGTGCAGCTATGTGTGCATCGTGATCTTGAAATTCAAATGCAGTTAAGAGTTTCATTTGTAACGCTCTTGCATTTTCTTTAGCAGGATCCATTGGTTCGGGCTGTCTTTGTGGTGGTTTTAACAAAGTTTCTATTTGTTTTGTGCCTAAAGCTTCATAAACTCTTCGATATGCTTCGTGTATGTTGTGTAATTGTGGATTTGAAGTAGCAATTTGCAATTGTGTTTGTGCCAAAGTCACTCTTTGTGCCATTGACATGATATTTGGGTCAGCAACAGGTAAAACATCTATTCTTTTGTCGAAATCTGCAGCTTTGATTTGTCTCGGGCCACCATAAACATCATAAGGATACTCTGGAGGTAGATATTCTGAACAAATTCTTGCTAAAATTTTGAATTCTAGTCTCATTGCATAGTAACATCGCTTATGAACACCACTCATTACCCTAGAACCACGTTCTAACATGGCAATAGTTGTGCCCACAGCTCTGTTTTGCGTGTCATTACCCACTGCGGTATCGGTTATCGCAGCAAATTTTTGACCCGCTTGCACTACAAAACCTAAAAGATTGAATAAAGTTGTGCTTGGCTCTGAAAAAGGTAGGTTAAAAAACTGATCCCTAATGTTTCCACCAGGTGCATCTACATCTCTGAACTCTCCAGGTTGTATTGGTTGGTCGTCATCTCTAACTCTGATACCTCTAGATTTAAAACCTGCAGGTAAATTTTTTAATGTACCCGCATCAATTAATTGTCTTAAGGCAACTGTGGCTGCTCTTGATAGACCACCTATTGTATGTATTAGACCGAAGCCGTAAAAACCTAATCCTGGTAAAAATTTATAATGTACAAAGTATTCTATTCTTGTGTAGTTAGGATCATCCACTCTATAGTTTCTATAGATTGATAAAACTTCGCCTGAGCTCTCGTCAATTGTTACGATATAAGGAATCTTAATCGCTTTTTTTGTTCTGTTATCAAAATTTTCGTAATCATCTAAATTTAAATCAACGTGCATTTCTAAAACGGTATGTATGTAATCAGTGAAGCCAGGTTTAACTCCATCTAGTTCATCAATCTTTTGTTCTAAATCTGATGTCTCTGATCTTGGCTGAGGTAAATCTACATCTCTATAAAAACCTGCTGCCATTTTTTTATTAACATCATTCTCGCTCATTTTTATAACGTGTGTTATTCGTCCTGCATCTTTTAAATCTGATGCATAGTATGGAACAACTAAATCCTCTGCAGGTACAAATTTTGAGACGGGTCTTTGTAAAAATTCATCAAAGTAAATTTTTTTAAATGTCGATCCTGATAATGGAAGATAGTATAACATTTGATCCATATCAGTTGTGTAATCTTCCATCTTCTCCATAAGAAGATAATTCATATATTCTTTCACACGATCTGCTTGTTGTTCGGTGTTCGGTGTACGTATACCAAGAACTTGTGTTCTTACTGGGCCGTCACTAGGTAGTAATTCTTTATAAGCAGATGCTTGGAAGGTCGTAGCACTCTCACTTAACAACGGATGGGTGACACCTGAAGCTCCTTTAAAAGGTCTTGTTTGCTCGTTGTATTTAACACCTAAAAGATCTAAACCTTTTGTGTACCCTTCTTCCCATTCTTTTCTAGATTCTTTATCTTTTCTGTATTCAGTGATTAACTCCATGCCTAATCGCTTAAGAGTTCTTTCATCCATGTCTTCTGCTAAATTTGCATTAAAATCGTCTACTGGATCTTCCTCAACAGTTTCCTGACCTTCAATTTGAATATCTGGTGGAAGACCTTCAGGTTGTTCCTGAATCTCTTCAACTTTAGTTTCTTCTTCGATGTTTTCGGTAATTCCCTTTTCTACAGCC